GTTACGCGGACTCAACTCATAGATCGATCGAGTTAGCGACTAACGGCTACACCGATTTAACGGCTAATCAGGCGCTATTTAACGGGCTTAAGATTCAGACTCGAGCTGGCGACGTTCGTAATGACGTGACTCTAAAATACAACACTAACTCAAATAATGAAGTCAGCGCCGAGGATATTAACTCAATCGACATTTACGGACGTTTAGCTCAGGTCATAACTACGACGATCAAACACTCAGCGGACGCCCAAGATCAAGCCGATTTTTATTTAACCCTAAGAGCTACACCTCAAGCGAATTTACAGTCGATCACTTACCAGCTTACAAATCCCGAGCTGGACGACGCGGATCGCGATTCGCTTATTAAAGTATTCATGGGCTTACCAATAAGACTTAGCGACTTACCGCCAAACATGGCGTCCGGTACGTTTCTAGGATTCGTCGAGGGCTGGACGTTTAAGGCTGCTTATAATGAAATCTCAATTACTCTAAATCTTTCACCGATAAGTTATTCGCTTCAAGCTATGAAGTGGGAGCAAGTTCCAATCGGAGAATCGTGGAATACTATAACCGGAACTCTGACGTGGGAAACCGCGTTAGTCGTGGCATAAGGAGAAAACATGACAAACCCAACGAGTAACTTCGGCTGGCAAATGCCAACGCCGACGGACTTAGTTACCGACTTACCAGCCGATTTTGAGGTATTTGGTCAAGCGGTCGATACCGACTTCGTCGATCTATTAGGTGGAACGACTGGTCAAATTCTGTCTAAGACATCAAATACAGATTTAGATTTCACATGGATTACTAATGACGTGGGCGATATAACTCAAGTAAACGTCACTAGCCCCGTTACAGGTGGCGGCAGCTCTGGCGCTGTAACTATTGGAATTAACGCAGCTTCGACAGCAGCTTCGGGTGCGGTACAGCTAAGCGATTCGACTTCAACTACTTCAAGCGTTCTAGCTTCGACTCCAACAGCTACTAAAGCGGCTTACGACTTAGCTAATACAGCCAACACAGCTGCGGGAGCAGCTCAGACAACAGCTAACGCAGCTATCCCTAAGTCAACAGTTACCACAGCGGGCGACGTAATTTACGCAACTGGATCAAGCGCCGTCACACGTTTAGGACTCGGTACAGCTGGACAAGTGTTGAAAGTAAACTCAGGAGCAACAGCACCAGAGTGGGCGACGGCTGGCGGTAGTGATTTCGTTCTAATTAACACGACTCCATTCTCAGCCGTTTCATCGCAACAGGTGAACAGTATTTTCAGCAGCACTTATGACTCGTACAGAATTTTCTTACGATTTACCGCAATCTCAACAAGTAACGTCGATATCAAACTAGCTCTTAGAATTTCAAGCGATGTTGACGCAACGAGCGGAAGCATAATGATGTGTGCGCCGTCCGTTACAGGTGCAAGTGCTGTAGGTCGATTAGGCAGCGCCAGTACTACTTATCCGGGAATGTACACAGCTGTGTGCGATCTTATGTCGCCTAATTTAGGTGCTAAGACAAATGGAGTCGCTAGCGGTTTCTACGTCACTAACGTGGGATTTGAAACGGCTTACCTTAGCGGCTTCGCGTGGAATAACAATACTCAATACACAGGGCTAACAATTTCACCTAGCGCTGGAACAATGACAGGCACAATTCAAGTTTACGGCTACAAGGCATAGGAGCAAAAAATGACAGAGGACATTTACAAAGGTATCGACGGAGAACGCGTTAAACTTGAGGGCGACGAATTAGCTGAGTATTTAGCCAATGAAGCGGCAGCCATCAAGAAAGAAAAAGATCAAGCTAAAGCGGATAAGGCAGCCGCCGACGCTAAAGCTGCTCTCTTAACTAAACTCGGTATCACAGCCGACGAAGCGGCGTTATTACTGTCATGAAACTAACCAGCTATAACGGCTGGGAAGCTTCGGCTAAACCTGAGTCGATCCATGTCAAGTCTTACGCGATACCCGGGACGACTCTAAAGATTCGCTGCGCGGAAGCTGTAGCACCTTTAATCGTCGGATTCTGTAAAGAGTTTAACGAGCTGATCGAGCCGCTAGATGGTGGACAACTTGATGACTGGGGTTACGCATTCAGAAACGTTCGCGGATCAACTGATCGCCTTAGCAATCATGCGTCCGCTACGGCGATCGACCTTAACGCGACTAAACACGTTCTCGGAAAGATCGGGACGTTCCCAGCTGAGAAAGTTCCAATGATTCGCGCACTTGCTAAAAAGTACGGCTTATTCTGGGGCGGCGATTATAAGAATCGTCCGGACGAAATGCACTTCGAGATTAACGTAAGCCCAAGAAAAGTTCTAGAGCTAATCGAAGCTCTGGGGTTAGGAGAAAAGTAATGAAAGAGCTAAAGGCTATGGCTGCTAGTTATGGACGATCAGCGCTCGCAGGAGCGTTAGCCGTTTACATGACAGGCGAAACCGATCCCAAGAAATTGGCTTACGGGTTTCTTGCTGGCGTCGTTCCGCTACTAATGCGTTACCTGAATCCTAAGGACGTTACGTTCGGCGCTCAAAAGAGTGAACGCTAACGACTGGGCTGCTATGGGCGTGGCTATGGTCACGCTCACAGCGGCGTTCTTTACTGTTATTCGACACTTAGTTAAATATTACCTAAGCGAACTGAAACCTAACTCCGGGTCAAGCGTCAAGGATCAGGTTTCCAGACTCGAAGCTCGGGTCGATGAAATTTACACCTTGCTAATTAGCAATTCGACACGCCGTTAAATACGCGTAAGGCTTGAAATTGTCAGACATTTAGTTCACCCTATAACTAGGGAGCGAATAAGTCGTTCCCAGAATCGGGAGCTAACATGTTTACTATATTGGAATTAGCGGCGGTAGTTATCGCCTGTAGTGCTGGCTGGTTTCTAGTCGGCTGGAGTATTGGCTACAAGCAAGGCGTCAAAGATGGTTTTAACCGCGGTCGAGCAGCTGGCATGAGAGCAGCTACAGATTACGTTCGGAGCTTGTAATGGCGATCCCACTAGAGGGTTACGAGTCCGTAGCTGAGCGGATCGAAAAATTCTGGGTTAAATACCCTAACGGCAGAATCGACGTTAACATCGTATTTCAGGATGGCACTCGATACATCGTCCAGACGGACATTTACAAAGAGATCACAGACTCATTACCTTTCGCGACAGATTTCGCCGAGGAAATTAGATCGAGCGCTAATCGCTTTCCACTTGAGAACGGATCGACTTCGGCAATCGGTAGAGCTTTACATACTGGCGGCTTATCGAAGTTTAGCGAGAATCAAAATCGACCATCGTTTGAGGAAATGAAGCGAGTCGAACGTCCAGTCGTTGCCGCACCTAAAGAGGCGCTACCTAATGGCTCTTATGATCCATGGGCTGTCAATAACGTAATCGCTGACGTAGCTGGAACTTTGACCGGAACTAAATCTTGCGCTCATGGCGTGATGATTCGGAAAGAGGGAGTCGGAAAGACTGGCAAGCCATATAAGGGCTGGGTTTGCCCAGACAATGTTCGGACATGCGCGACATGGGAATAACAAAAATAACACTTACCAAGGACGAGGAAATTCAAGCGGCTGCGGCGGCTTTTATCTGTGAGTCTAAAGGCGTGGAGAATTACTATTTTCATGACCAGTCAGCTCGAGGCAATATTCATGAGTCTATTCGTCGTACAGCTGAGGCGTTAGGTGCTGAGATCGCAGCGGCTCGCTACTTCGGAATTACAGACTTTAAGCTTGAACTAGATAAGTTCAAGCTAAGAGCTGACATCGGTAATCGAATCGAAGTCAAGCATACGAAATGGCTAGACGGACATCTAATCCTGAGGGACAGAGATAGGGTCGAGGACTTAGCCGTTCTAGTCGTAGGCGAATCACCGATTTATTATGTCAAAGGCTGGATACCAATTCGAGCAGCTAAGACCAGTCGATTCAAGCATGATAAGGACGGCTCGTTCTGGGTCAGTCAACACAATCTCAATTCTATGGAGAATCTAAAGGAGTCGAACTATGGACAAATTGAAATTTGAGTGTCGGCGCTGTAAGCGCGAAACGCTACAGGTGGAACGAATAGTGACTGACTTACTTCCGCCCGGAGTTAAGACTCTCGAGTGCACAGTATGCGGCTCTCTGGGCGTATGCCTAGTGGGGAGCGATAATGCCTAGTTACCTTTACAGGTGCGATCAATGCGGCGGCGAGCTTGAGATGAGCCACTCAATACCGAGCAATAGCGATCTGTCGCCCCTATGTTGCAGCTACCCGATGGCCAGAGTGTTCTCGGCGCCAGCGGTTATCTTTCGCGGTACTGGCTGGGGAAAGGATAAGACATGAGCAATCCAGAGATGAAAACAA